CGGATAAACAACAAACAGTTAAACAAAAAGCTGATGAACTTCAGTTAAAAACTGGAGCTAAGTTATTTTCACAAGAAGCTAAAGGAAAAGTAAGTGTAAGCGATTTAGCAAGTGCATTTAAAGAAGTCAGTGCAGCTACTGCTGCTGCTGGAGCAATATTTGGTGTTGCAGTTATTGGATTAACTAAGATTTCACAATACGCCACAAAAGCTGGTGAAAGCTTATTTCAATTCCATTTAACTACAGGGGTATCAATTAAATCTCTGCAAGAATGGCAATTAGCTGCTTCACAATTTGGTGCTAAAGGTGAAGATGTTGCAGATGCTATTGGTAACATCCAAAAAGCACAAACTGACATACAATTAGGTCAAGGGAACATGGCACCTTGGGCTTTATTGGGAATTAATCCTAATCAAGATCCATTAGATGTACTTACTCAAATACATGAAAAGATAAAAGAAGGTAGTGGTATATCAGCAGCTATGGGAAGAAAGCTCACAGCTCAATTAGGTATAAACGACGCTACTTTTCAAATGTTAAGAAGAGCTGATCTTTCGGTTAAACAACTGAAAGAAAGCATGGCCTTGTCGTCAAAAGAAACAGAAGCTTTTGATAAAGTTAATCAGGCAATGGGTGTAATGGAATTTAAGTTTGGTGCAGTTGCTCAAAAAATAGGAACAATGTTAGCACCAGCAGCTTTAGGCTTTGCTGAATTATTAGACGATATAGCTGACATATCACTTAAAGTAATAGATTTATTAAACGATTTTGATAAAAGCTCTTTTGGTCAATGGTTGTCAAAAATAGGAGATCAAATAGATAAATTTATTNATCCATTTAGAATATTCCATGATTTNATGANAGATGTTAAAGCTGGAACTGCATTTAACAATCCATTTGCAAGTGCAAGTGGTGGTGCAGATCTAAATAAAAATTTACCTTCTGGTTCTTCTTCTACTTCAAGCAATACTAATAATAATACAATTTCTGTACAAATTAATGGTGCTGGAGATCCTAATGCGGTAATTAAGGAAATGCATAAAGAAATCAGTAAAGGTTTATTTAACAGTTATGGATCTGTATCTGATTTAAGTATGATAGGATCAACTGCGTTCTAATATGGCAACAAATATCATTCCTAGTGATCAAGCCAGTTACTTTTCATCGCTTACACCTGTACAGCAAACGGTATATGCTTATCCATCTCCATTACCTTACGGAATAGCTGGTTTAACTTTTGATATACGTGGAGAAGAAAGATTAGAGTTTAAATCTGAGATTACAGATCACTGGTTAGAAAATAATTCAGCTATACATGATCAAATATCTTTATCTCCAGAAAAGGTTACGCTTAAAGGTTCTATTGGTATTATAGCTTACCAGACTCCTTTAATTAGTAATGCACCTGTACAATCTGCTGCTGCTTTACCTTTAAATACTCCATTAATACCAACGCAGACACCTGGTTCAGCGCAAGCTGCTTTATTGTCCACAGCTCCTACTGCTAATGCAATTAACGCAAATACCACTAATTTATATCAATGGTATCTTGGTAATTCAAACATAGATGGTACTAATCCTAATTTACGTCAGCAAAACATAGTTGGATTTCTTTATCAACTTTGGAATGGCAGAGTTCTTTTTACTGTAGAAACGCCTTGGGGTATATTTACTAATATGGCTATTGAGTCATGCGAACCAAGCCAAGATGCCACTACTACAAATATAACAGACATTAGTGTTACATTTAAAAAAATACGGTTAGCAAGTCAGGTTATTATTAATCCTGATTTGGCTGCTGGTCGTTTAATTTTTCAGCAAACAGAAGCTAATCCTTCTCTTAATGGAAACATAGGACAAGTAACTTTATCTAGCCAAGCTGCTAATCAAATTTATCAAAAATGGCTTAAAGATAGTAAGATTTAATATGCAACTAATATCAGGCATAAATAATACTCCTAGCCAAATCATAAGCATAGCTATACCTGATGGTACTACTGCGACTATGACTTTATCATATCGTCCTAATCAAAGCGGATGGTATTTTAATCTTAGCTGGAATGGTCAAAGCCCTGCTTTTGTTATTAATTCAATGAGAGTTACTACATTTCCAAATATACTAAATCAGTTTAGAACATTGTTTAGTTTTGGAATAGCGTGTGTAACCACTAATGGATATGAACCATTAAACGCAAATGATTTCCAAAATGGATACGCTAATTTGTATTTATTAACTCCATCTGAAGTTGAGGAAATCAATACTCAAATCTTTGTAGGTAATTGAAATTTAACCGCACATATAGTCTATTTTGTGAAGTTGGCCCTTATAGTAAACCTACAACGGCTAGTGGGAGTACCGTACCTAATAATCAAGTATTTCAAAAATATGCCACACAAAGCGTAACGATTGATTTACCATTTACTGTAGAATTTACAATTAAGCGTGAAAACTTAGCTACGGCACAAACTGCTAACTTTAAAATATATAATTTAGCGGAAAAAACACGAGATGTTATTTANAAAGAATGGTTTAACGGTGCTGATTATGCAGCTATACAATTTAGGGCAGGGTATAAAGATCAGTTTGTTCCTTTAATATTTAATGGTACTGTACGTCAGGCTTATAGCTCTAGGGTAGGTAGAAATAACATTGTTACTGAAATTGAGGCTTATGATGGTGGTTTTGCTCAATCAAATAGCTTTTCTAATTTTACGTTATCGCCTGGTGCTTTGTTAAGTGATACCATAATCAGACTTAATTCTGATTTAATTAAAACATTTCCAACACCTATTTTAGGAACACTACCTAAATTTGTTAATCAACGTGCTTCTGTATTTTGCGGTCCAACTTATAGTCTTATACAAAACCTATTACCTGTAGGTGTTAATGCTACGATAGATAACAACCAATTAAAAGTGCTTGGTAACAACGATTGTTTTAAATTAAACAATCAAATTTTTGTAATTAGTTCAGCTACTGGATTACTTGATATACCTATGCGTCAGGGTAATTTTATTCAAGTAAAGATGCTATTTGAACCACGTTTAACTATTGGACAACAAGTTCAGTTAATAAGTGAGGATATTCCTATTTATAATAACATCTATCCAATCCAAGGTATTACACATGAAGGTATNATATCTCCTTCNGTTAATGGTNCTTTGACTACTACTGTTAACCTTTATCTAGGACCTAATGGTGCTACTACTTTAACTGGCAACCCTGTTACACCAGAATAATATGTCACAGCAAACGAATATTTCCCTTAGTTTACCAAGGTCAAAACCTGATCTTAAACTTGTATTTAATCAAGTTACTAGGGAAATAATGAGTGCTTTAGCGTGTGCTCAAACAGGAACAATTACGACATTTTATCCAGCAACACAGACTGCGGATATAAGTATCAATATGGCTATAGTTCTTCAGTATTTAACCAATGCTGATACAACAAATATTCCAGTAACTACACAGTATCCACCATTATATGGTGTACCTGTAGTATGTTTAGGTGGAGGTGGTGGGGCAATTACGTTTCCTGTAAAAGCTGGAGATACTTGTGCTTTAATCTTTTTAGATAGGGATATGGATAGCTGGTGGCTATCTGGCACCACAGGATTACCCCCTAATAGCAATAGATTACACAACTTATCAGATGCTATAGCTATAATAGGTCTTAGAAGCCAAAATAACTCCCTTTCTGGCTATTCTACTACTGATACGCAGGTTTATGGGTCTTCTGGTCCTAGTGGCCCCTTATTATCATTAGGAACCACCAAAATAGGCATTTCTAATGCCACAACGAGTTTATTGACTGCCCTTCAAGACGTAGTATCTGCTTTAACTGCTTTAAACAGCAAAACAGGTCCTGACTGCACTACACAAATCACAACCGCTTCAACAGCCATAAACGCCCTTCTTAAATGAGTTCACCCTCAATGATATTTAGAAGTCTGACAACCAGTGGTACTGGTGCGGAGGCTGTTGCATTTGTTAGAGGTGGTGTAGTAAGACAAATTATACCCCTTACTAATGGTAATGGTTATTCTAGTCCCCCTGCTATTACCTTAGTTGGAGATGGCACAGGTGCTACAGCTCAAGCTAATATTATACAAGGGCAAGTAGGCACTATAACTGTGACCAATGGTGGTACGGGTTATACCTATCCTCCTACTGTTAACATAATTTCTTCTACGGGTGATTGGTTGTTTGGACAAGGTATGTCTAGCTATACAACAGGTAATAATGCTATAGCTTTAAACATACAAACTGCTCTGAATACGTTTTTAAACGATGCTTTTTGGTACACCAATTTTGGCATAGATTGGATAAATCTTTTAGGTAACAAAAAAACCGAATCTGCAATTTTAGCCCAAACTCGTAACATTATAGCTAATTGTTATGGAGTTATAAATATTAACTCTGTTAGTTATAGCCTTAACAATGCCACACGGCAGTTGACCTTAACTTACAACATTTCCACAATTTATTCTACCAGCGTTTCCAGCGCGACTACGATTTCTATATAAGTCATAGTCCAGCTACCGATACCTATTCCTAACACACTTGATATATCCGGCTTACAAATCCAAACCATTGATCAAATAATCAATGAGATAGAATACGGTTCTGTAGATTTCCCTGGTTATTTAACAATATTTCCAGGAGCAAATGTACAACCTAATTCTCCTGATGCCAATTTAATCAATATTTTTGCTCAAGCTAAACTGGATGTTTTAGAGCAAATAGTTACTGCATATACTTCTTTCGATCCTGATCAGGCTATAGGTGTTACATTAGATCAACGCTGTGCTATCAATGGAGTGGTACGTTTAGCAGGTACTTATACTCAGCAACCTATAGATATAGTAATAGCAAAAACAGTTACACTTTATGGCTTAGATCAACAGCCAACATCTCCTTTTACTGTAGCTGATAATTCTGGTAACCAATACCAATTACTTACTACTCAAACACTTACGGCTAGCACAGATTCAGCTACTACCATAAGTAATGTTGTATTTCAGTCATCGCTAATAGGACCTGTATCTTCTCCGGTAAATACAATTACAACAGTANTAAGTGTAACTAATGGTGTTAGCTCAGTAAACAATTCGGCTACTTATACTTTATTAGGTCAAAACGAAGAAACGGATGCACAATTAAGATTACGTCGTTCTAATTCAGTTTCATTACCCAGCAAAGGCTATTTAGCTGGCCTTTACGGAGGTTTATTAAGCATATCAGGTGTAACCTATGTTAATGTTCAAGAAAACACTACAAACATAGTTACAAGTACCTTAGCAGGTGGTATACCTCCACACAGCATTTGGGTTATTGTTGCTACAGCTTCAGCTTTAACCACTGTACAAACTAACGGATTAACTTTAGCAGATAATATAGCTCAAGTAATTTATAATAAACGTAATGCTGGATGCGGTCAGACTAATTCGGGATCAGGTGCATCAGGAACAGCAGTTCTTTCTGGTAGCACACTAGGATCTATTACATTAGGATCTGGTGGATCTGGTTATTACAATGCTCCTTTAGTTACTATTACAGGTGGAGGTGGTACTGGAGCTACTGCAACCGCAGCTTTCAGTGCAACTACTGGTCAAATTACTGGATTTACTGTAGTCACGGCAGGCACAGGTTATACATCTGTTCCTACTGTAAACATTAATCCAAACACTAATGTTTATCCAATAACACAAGTAGACGGTACAACTTTTAATATTTATTGGGATAGTCCTGTATTGAAACCAATATATTTTAGTGCGACAGTTTCAGCTATAACTGGTAATGTGCCTACAAATTTAGCTACTCAAATAGCCAATGCTGTAAACTATTCCATAGGACAATCTGCTGATGCTAGCTCTATTGTTGCTATTATTAAAGCTTTGGCACCTAACTGTTATGTAAGTTTAGAACAAATAAGCACTACATCTGGTGGCTCTGGTTCATACATAGCTGCACCTGGTTATAATTATCAATTTACGTTACCAGTAGGTAATATTGCAATTACTGTAACAGCTCCGTAAGTATAATGATTTCAACAAATACAACAAGAGTTAATAACATTGTTCCCATCTTTGCAGATGGTGCTCCTGTTGTGTCTTCTACTCCTAGTGTTGTACCTAATTGGCCTACTTATGGATCTCCTAGTGGAACTCCACCAAGCAATAATTTAATTAGTTTAGTTAATTATTATATAGCTAGACTTATATTCCAATATTCGCAGCAACCTAATGCCCAAATGTTAACGGCATTAATGGTTAAACAGGCTGTAGCTGATGATTTAACATCATTATTATTAAATGCTTTTGATATTACCACTGCTGTAGGTCCACAATTAGACATAATAGGCAAATATGTAGGGGTAAAACGGCAAATAATGCCCCCTGTTACTACTGCTAACTA